CTCTTGATGTTTCTACTATGTTTGCAGCTGTTGATGATATCAAACAACCATCAGCTGAATCAATGCTTGGAAATCTTGGACTAGATATTAACAAATTAATTGATGTTGATAAATTAAATGAAGCATTAAAGAATATTGGACAAGATGATATCAATGAGGCTACAAAACATATTGTTTCAGTATTAGGTGCATCAGGTGACAGTGATACATCGCGTGTGTATGCAACTCTTGTGAATGACATCGTGGATGATCTTAAAACAAATGGATTGACAAATATGTTTGAGACAGCACAATCAGTATCTAAAAAAGCTGCAGGAAAAGTGGATCATAATCAGATGGCAAAAGCAGCAATGGGTTTATCTAATTTCATGAAAAATGGAGAAGAACAAATGAAACAAATGAAAGATGATAAGGGAAATCCCCTTGGTGCAGACATTATGAAAACACTAGAAACACCAATGAATCTAATCAGTGCAATGATGAATATGAATAAAAAATAAATATATTGTTTTTATGAGTTTACTTTAAAAACAAAAATAGACTAACTAAATATATAATGGCTCAACAATATCCAAACAATTTATGGGAAGTTATATCTTTTGATGATTTATTGTATTTTTTAAGAAAAAGTAAAGACAGTCATATTATGTTAGGAATGGTACTGAAATCAACTGATGATGATATTAAATCAATGATTAGAACATTTTTAAAACATAAATCAAGAATATTTCCTAATGTCACTTTTTTATATTTTGTTGCTAAAAACTGTGATTTGGGTAAATTAGGTGGTCTAATTGACAAGGATGTATCTAATTATCCATATATGTTTAACATATATAATATCAGGGATATATTAATTAAAACTTCTAATATTGAGAGCATAGAAGATCTTGAAAGAGGTTTTGCAGAAATAGAGCCTGATTATCAATTACATAAAAAACATTTTTTGCAGCAATTTTTGGGTGAGAATAATGAGGATGATAGTGATGATGATGAAATAGACAGTCATGATTTATCTGGCCAAAATCAAAATACAGGAAATAATGTGGAACAATTCAAAGAACAAATGAAAAAACAAATGGAAATGCAAGCAGAAAAGCAACAACAGTCTTTGTCTGACAAAAAAAGATTATTAGATAAAATATTATTATTAAAAGCATCAAGTGAACAATATCAATTAGATTTTGTTCAGGATATTGTAAAACGAAAAAAGGATGAAGAAAAAGCAGATGGTAGCAAGAAAAAGAAACATTAAACATTTTTATTACATATTTTTATTACATATTTTTATTTTAAATATTATTATAAAAGTATTTCTGTGCCTAAATTAGATACATCAATAATGGCAAATAATTCAGATTCTAGATATATTTTTTGGCTAAATGACCTTTCAATATTATACAAAAATGATAATTATTTACAGTTTGTACCAAGTGCAGATATGACACGCACTGAACAATTAAATGCAATGACTAGATTTTGTATTTATCTAATTATTTTAGTTGCAATTTCTGGAAGAGATGATTTATGGTTACAAATTCCAATTATATGCATTATTTTTATTATTGTTTTGCACAAAACCTTTGAATTTGATGGAGTGGGCAAGAGAAAAGAACTAGAAAGATTATCATCTATTGCAAATGCTAATGATGGTGTAAATACTGGTGATAATAATGAAGCAATAAAGAATAATGAAATGACTAATATTGAGGCATCTTATTATGATTCAAATGGAGAATTGCAAACATTTAGTGATGGTTCAAAACAAAAACTGAAACATACATTAGATGAAATTATTGAATACAAAAAAGCAACCTGTCGAAAACCAACTAAGGATAATCCCTTTATGAATCTCACTGTCAATGATTTTATGCTTGATGATGCACCCCAAGCCTGTAACATTGATGATGAGGATATCAATGACAAAATTGTAGATAGTTTTAATGCTGATTTATTCAGAGATGTTGGAGATTTATTTGAAGTCAAAAATAATCAGAGACAGTTTTATACTGTTCCAACACCCTCTTCCCCTCCAGACACTGTGGGTCTGGCAAAATGGTTATATGGTGGTATTCCAGTTTGTAAAACATCTCAACAAGCTTGCTTCAAATATGAAGATTTGAAATATAAACACAATCTATAGATTATTTAGTCATTGCTAAAATGATTGTTAAAATGATTAAACAATTTGTAATAATAAATTAAAGTTTTGTCCTGTATTTTTCAATAATTTTCAATAGAACTGTTAATTGTTTCTCATCGCGACCAAAATCATAGCCACAAACCATACTTACAAACAGTCTATTACTGTGACAATTATAGACTGGTGTTGCCGAAAATTTTAATAGCATTTTATCAGTGAAACTCAATGAAAATCCCCTTTGCAAATATTTTTTGATTCTAGACATTGCATGTATAAAATTGTGATTATGTGAATATGTATCATCATATGTACCAGAGAATGTTGCAATATTGTCTGGATGCTTAATGTAAAATGTTGTACCATCAAAATAGTTTTTAAGACATGACAAATCAAATGCATCAACAAGTTCCTCATATGATTTGTATTGTGGCATGATAATTAATTGCACTTTTAGTTTTTCTGTGATAAATTCACACACTTCAAAACCACCATATTTATTTCCTTCTACATTAGTTCCAAGTGATTGAGCATATGTTGACTTTTCTGATTCTGTATATTTCTTTGGCATATAATCATATGTTGGTTTGATCTGTTTTGTCATAGGTACTTTCATAATCTTTTCCAATCCAGTAATAAGCATTGGACTACTTTTTAATGCAAAGATATCTAAATCATACTTATCAAATTCTTTATTGCACAATACCTGTAATACAAATGATCCACTCATTACAACATTATGTGTTTTTAGAAACAGTGCAAGATCATCATAATCAATACCTTTATCCTCAAGTTTCTGTCTCATAATCTTCTTGTAAATCATGTTGTTTAATACTTTTGCATCATGTTTTTTGCACAATTTATTTTGTGCCACAAATTGCATCATTTGTTCAGCAGTCTCAAAATTTTCAAGTATTTCCAAAATATTGTAGTTCATGTTTTTATAATAATGTTAATATTTGATTCATTGTCAAAATGATAATAAATCAATTTTTTTGATTGGTTCAAACATATATCATTCACAATCAAAAATTTGATTTTTTGATTGGTTCAAACATGGATCATTCTTTTATAATTCCAATATAGACATATGTCAAAATACTCACCCATATTCTTGTTCTATGACAATGACCCAAAAATTGTTGAAGGATATCAAAAAGTATTGGGTCCAAAGATGAAAGATGTTTGTTTTGTTACTGATGATGTCAGAAAAATCCCACAAAAATATAAAGTAGATGCAATTGTTTCACCTGCTAATTCTTTTGGATTTATGGATGGTGGTATTGATAAGATTTTATTAAAAATGTTCCCTCAAATTGACACAAAAATTAGGACAATCATCAATGATAACAAATATGCTTTAACACCGAGGGGAGTACCATATTTACCCATTGGAATGTGTATTACTGTTCCAACAGGTGATAAGGATTGTCCCTATTTATTATCAGTACCTACAATGTTCATGCCGGGATCAATTATTGGTTCTGATAATGTTTATCTTGCTTTCAAAAGTATATTGCAAAATTGTGGAAATAAAAAAATGACAATTGCTTGTTGTGGGCTTGGAACATTGACTGGTATGTTAACACCTGAAGCATCTGCCCAACAAATTTTAAGAGCTTACAATGAGTATTATGGTAAGTAATCTGGTTTTCTCACTGAAACTAAAACTTGATCCTTGATATCACTTGTATATTCAAGAAATGTTTCATAACATTCATTATCATAATCACCACTTGACATCAAGTATGCCTTATAATCTGGTGCACCTGGATACAAAATATTATCAGCCACAATTACTGTTCCAGGTTTAATCAATCCATAAATTTCTAACAATTTGAAATCTGCCAAGTACTGATCCTTCCAATGATCAATAAATATAAGATCAAATGGTTCTGGTTCTTTCATCTGATCTATATATTTTTCCAAATTACCATGAATTATTGTAATTTTATCTGTCAATCCTGCCTGATCTATTATCTGTTGTGCTATTTTGATATTTAGAATATTAACTTCAAGTGTGTATAAATGTGCATCTGCTGATAAAAGTCTACCCATTCTAATTGCTGAATACCCACAATAAGTCCCAATTTCTAGCACCCTTTTTGGTACTTTTTTAACTACTTCATCGTCCAATATTAATCCTTTAATATTTCCAACATTCATCATCCATTGAACATTACAAAATTCATCAATCACATCAATCACATTTTGTGTATCACCTTTTTTACTGTTGGTTAATACATATTTGAGTAATTCCTCAGATTTTGCCATAATTTGTGCTATATTACTTTTATTATTGTCGACTCTGAATAATATTTTCAATTTTTTGTGTGATCTATTTTAGTTTGCAAAAAAAATTGTAATTTATTATCATTGCATCATGTGACAATCCAACTTTTCAATTGTTACATTATTACATTATGGAAAGAATAAAGGTACTTAACAATAAAGCAAATCATAATAATTCAAAGGCAAAATGTGAAATTGAGGAAATAAGTAAACAGCTCATAACTGATCTGTATGTTAAATTTTTGTCTGATAACAATATTGTACATCCTAAATTACTGTCAACATTGACTTGTTGTGATGTAACCAGTAAGTCTGAACGTCATGAGGAATTATACAATGCACTGGATACAGGTTTTTCTGTCTTTTTTTCAGATGGTGACACAAGCATTAGTATACAGACTCAATACATATGCCATGATACATGTGATATGGCAGAATCACAAGAAGTCATAATTGATAATGAACGTATGTATTATCAGTATGATTTTTGTTGTAGAGGTGAAGTTATATTTTGTACAGGTGACGATCCCGATGAAGATTATGCAGATAAAGAAGGCTACAGAAAAAAGATAAATAAAATAAAAAAAGACAAAGATTTAAAATTAATTGTTAAAAAATTTATACCACAGCTACAGAATTTATTTGATAAGTTACCCAGTCTTTGAAATCAATAAAAATTGATGATTTACTTTATTTGTATCATACATTTATCAATTTATTTTATTAATAAATCACAATGACAACTGATTCAGCCAGTGAGAAATATGAGTTAATCACTCATGGATTACAAGAAGTGATTGGTGGTGATTACCTTCTAGAAGTTTTGAATGAGAGAACTCCAAATGGTTATTGGGGCACTGCACCAACTGGAAGAATTCATGTTGGTTACCTGTGTCCGGCCATGAAGTTGAGAGATATTGTTAATGCAGGTTGCAATCTAACTATTTTGATTGCTGATATGCATGCTTTTTTAGACAATCTGAAAACCCCAGTTGAACAGAT